GATCATCATGGTGATACAGTCATTGCACTAGCCCTTGCATGTCAGTGTCTTAAAAAGGTATACAGTGCTAATAAGGCGTTCCTTCCTGATTGGATACGTAAACGCAGGGCACAAAAGATTATTGACGGTTCATTAGGAATCGCAGAGAAAAGAAATTGAAGTTTAACAAATTATTATTAATTGAGGAAATTTAATGTCGGAATTTAGTAGCACAGACAAAGTCAACTTTGTCAGGACGGTCTTGGCCGGACATACAGAACACTGGGAAAGACAAAGGTCTGAGATGAGGCGATATAAAGATGCGTACCTAACAGACTTTTATAAAGACAAAAGTTCAGGTAATCAAATCAAGATAGAAACGTCTGATGCATATGCTTATATAGAAGGGTTCATTGCATCCCTATTCAGTAAATCACCTGCTGTTGAGATCGGTGCTGATAGTCAAGGTAAAGGTGATAAGAATCTTGCTAAGACTGTTGCTAATCGGTTTCTATTCGAACAGAAGACGCAGTGTGAATTGGCATCAAGGATGGCTCTTATCTATCCTCAGTCATACATTAAGCTGTATCCAAAGAGCGCTAAGAACATTCTGGATAGGGTTGCTATCAAGGCACTAAGTCCCTGGGATGTTATCATTGATCGTGATGCATCGTCATGGGATGAACAAAGATATACAGGCCATATCTATTTTGAGACTGTGCACGCCATGAATAATAAGTTTGGCCGTAAGAAGTGGATTCCTGTCAAGAAAGATGATTACTTTACAGATGGTGGTACCAATAGCAATAATAAGAATTCAGATAGTGGGAGCCTTCCTGATCAGTTCCTTTATTGTAAGGTTGTAGAACTATATGACTTCGTTAATGATCGTCTTTACTTTTGGACGCCCAATATTCAAAATCAAGACCGTCTGCTTTCAGATGAAACCATTCCATTGACATTGGCAGGTGGTGAGACTACGTCCCCATTAGTGCCGTTATATTATTCACGCGTACCCGATCAGCCTCTAGACGGTATATCGGCTATGAAACGAATATATGATCAAGTCTATGAGAAGAATATTTTACGCAGCTTTTGGGCAAATGCGGTCCGTAGAGATACTAGACAGTTCCTTGTAAGGGAAGGTAGTATCGACGAAGAGGCATTGGCCAAAATAACTGCTGGGATAGATGGCGCAATGATCCCTGTTGATGCCGAGAATTTGGCTGGGTTGATATCGATCGTACCATCTATCCCTATTTCAACGAACCATAATATCTATCTACAACAGATAGACCACGACCTTTCAAAAGGAAGTGTCATGGCTCCATTCACGAGAGGACAAGCAACTAATTCCTCAGCTACGGAAGTTGCGGCATTGGCTCAGTATACCGCCAGCGAGATTGGAAGACTTGCAAGGGAGCGGGACGGTATGGTTGAAAAGATTGCTGAATTGTACATACGGATTATTGGTGTCATTAGTGAAGATAAGGACCGTGAGGTTGTCATCATTGATGGTGTTGCAACAATTGTGGCTCCACAAAAACTAGATGGCAAGTTTAAGTTTGTATCTCAGGATCAAGCAAGTACACCAATTGCTGAAAGTATTAAGAGGCAACAGATGCTACAACTTGCACCTGTCCTTGGACAACTAGGTGTGGAACAGTGGAAGATACGAGATGAAATCATTCGACTATTTGATCTACCCCGTTCCTTTAGTGAAACCCCAGAGGTTCAACAGGAAATAGGACCAAGGGGTGGGGATATGCCACAAGGCAGACCTGATGGTGCACCTTTTGATACAAGGCCATCAACACCTGAGGAGGATATAGCACAGTCACTTAGAGGTGGACGAGGCAGAAAGATGCCCCTACCTGGTGAGACTGCAACATCCACTAAGGGTGTATTTTAATGCCTCTATTTGAATTTAAGTGCTTAGGTTGTGGAAACATAATCGATGAGATTATGAAATATAAAGATAAGGAAAACTTTATTGAAAAACACTGTTGTGCTAATTGCCATGGTAATTTCAAAAGTATTATCTCACAGACTGCTAAGATGGCAACACAGTGGGCTGGATGGCAGGAAGGTCTATCATCAAACGAATATTCAGCAGCCTTAGGGCGTAAGGTAGTTAACAAGAGACAAGAAGCAGAGATCGCTAAGTCAATGGGTTTTATCCCTCTGTCAGATCTAAAACAAGACTTTGTTGAGACTAAGGTTGAAGAACAAAGAGCTGAAGATGCACACTTCGATAAGATGAACGATGCATACCAAGAGAAATTAAAAGAAGGTGGAGGCACTTATGGTGCAGCTATTAAGGCAGTTGAGGAATTGATGCCTGCCAAAACTATGCTAAAGGAGGCAGAAAAACATGGCGATTAAAGAAGAGGTTGATCAAAGGGTCATTGAAGGACAAGAACAAATTGCAGTGCAGGAGGATTCTCTTATGGATGAATTTACGCCTGTTGGTAACTTTAGCAAGAAAGCACTGAATGCCTTGGTTAAAGTAACAAGACAAATGCAACCATTATTTGGATTAAAGGCTGATTATCCTCAGTTCACAGATAACGTAGAACAGTTACCTACAGAATTTACAAGGGTGCTTATGATGTTTAAGCAAGCCGTTGATGATGCTATAGCTCAGGATATCATTGATGAGGGTAATACATTTATCCTTGATGATGTTATTGATGACACTGGTCTTCAGATAATCGGTGGTAAACTTAATAGTATAGTCAAGGACAAGGGCTTTAAGAAGTTCCTTGATACTGCAGACGTTACTAAAACAGATGTACAAGAGGCACCTCCAGTTGAAGAACAAATCGTAGATGAGGAAAGAACACCTGCACCTAATGATATGGAAGCTAGCCTTGATGAACTATTTGGTGGGAGACTATAATGCGAAAACTAACGCAAGAAGAACTTGATGAAATCAACCGTAGGTCTGCTGAAAACAAATTTTCTGTATTGGGTAACATAGGTGAATTCGGTGCCGACATGGCCAAAGATGCATGGAAGATGTTTGCTACAGATCCAGCTCAAGCTGCTGGACAGGCAGCGGGTATTGTATACGGTGCTGCAACTAATGAGGACATGGGTCTTGAAGATATGTGGAATCTTTTAGATGAAGAAGAAAAAGCAACCATTATGGCTGAAGGTGCTGGTGCAGCATTGGCTCCTGTTGGTGGTAAGTTGCTCTCCAAGTATGGTAAGGTACCTATTAAAGACATGGCATTAGGTGTGCGTAATCTATTTAAGGCTGCCGATGACGGTGTAACAGCCGTTACTAAAAAAGGTGGTGAATTAATTCATCTCGATGATGTTAAAGATGTCCTTGATGGTGAAGTTCCAACATATGTTAACACGTCAGCTGATGTTGAGAGCAAATTGTATGATGATGCTGTTGAAAAGGCAAAGAAATTAGCAGCTCAGAAAGAGGATGAAAAAGTATTTAAGTTTCCAGATGATAGAGAAACTGACGAACTATTTACTAGTCGCCTGAGCGATGGTGATCAAGCTGATTTAGATGTTTTAGTTGATGAGGTGATAAAACCAACTAAGCCATTGTCACCTGATGAAAAAGCGGGTATGAAAGAAATTATCGAGGGATTGACGGGCCTATTAAACAGACCAAAGGGATCAAGTCCTAGAGATATTCAGGACGTAGTTGATGCTGCATTAAAGGAAGCAAGTGAATTACGAGCAACAGGATTTCTTGAAGAGGCTGATAAGGTTGAAAGTGATATCATCAAAACTTTCCGAGCACATTTACCAGAAGCTAGCCCTGCACAAGTTAAAAAGTGGGCAGAGGTTGATGCAAAGAATGCAGAGATTGCTGCTAAGAAAGTAACAGAAAGAGGTGACGAACTATCACAGCTGAGAGATAGTCGTGCAAGTCTTGATCAGACGCTAAAACCTGCAAATAATCGAGGGGCGTTATCTATGGATGAATTTGCATCAACACTTGATGATCAACCACCTGCTGTACAATCTGAATTTCTAAGTAGGTATAAAGAAATACAAGACGCGACATTAGAGGAAGAAGAACTATTAGGACTTACTGCAAAGAAAATTGATCGTGATCATCCCGCTTTTGAAGCGCAGGCTGAAATAGATCATAAGCAAGCTGAAGAAGCACTTCTGGCTAAAATAGATGATATGCTCGCATTCATCAGAGACAACAATAAATAAACAACGTTCGTAGGAGAACAACATGACAACAGAGACTATCGAGGCACCTGCCGCAGATACCACCTCAGACGTTACAGAATCAACACCTGTTACATCTGAGGAAGCCACCAATGGTAATACACCGGTGGAACCACAAGATACAACAGAGGACGTCTCAGACGATTTTCTTGAAAGCTTTAATTTAGAAGCATTATTGAATGCTGACTTCTCAGGTGATGAGATTATGTCAACAACGCATAAAGGATTACCTGAATATAATGAGATACTAAAGCATCTTCCTGAGAATGGTAGGAAGCTTATCTCTAATCTTAGGTCTATGACAACTAAGAAAACACAAGAAGTTGCTGATATTAAACGTGACCTTGAACAAAAGCTAGTTGCACTTGAACATGAGCGTAAGGCATTATATAGTGGACAGTTTGCAAAGAACGTAGATACACTTGCCGCTGAACCAGAAACACCACATGATCTTTTTAGTGATACAGGGATGGAAGGAAAGATTAAACAAGAGGCAGCCAAACTGTTTCAACAGATGCTTAAGCCAATGCAGGAAGAGATGTATGTTAATACAAGAACAGCTGCACTTGAAACGTTTAAGCGTGATAATCCTGATCTAATGGATCCTGAAATCAAGATTGAAGTTGCTCGTTTACTTCGTGATAGAAGTGAATTAAAATTAGAGGATGCCTATTTTATTACTAAGGCTAAACTTGATAGATCAAAATTGCAAGAATTAGAAACAGAAAACAGATTACAACGTGATAAGAATAAGCAGGCATGGGAAAAGACCAGTAATGGATCCAATGTCGGTAAAACATCAAGTCCTCAATTTAGAGATGCTTGGGAATCTTATCAGTATCACAAAGCGAATGGGATTAAATAATGAAAGTTATAGATATCCCACAGTGGATTAAGGGCAGTATGGATCCTTATTTTACAAATTATATTTTAACGGAGGCAAGGTATCCCTCTCCAATGCAAAAGGAGCTAAGATTGATTAATTACCAAGACGAGCTACCCGGATGTGAAAATGGCGAACCAACTGGCTATAATGACCCATCTTCTGATGATGGACAATTATTAATAGACTTTAACTTAACAACTTTCATTATTAATCAATAGGAGATTATAACATGACTATCAGTAATGAGCTACTAAGCTCAACACTATTTAGTATCCGTGACGGAGAAGTTGACGAGCTATACCAGAAGGTAGCGTTCTTGGACCACTGCAAACGTGCAGGTGGACAGATAACTGAAGATGGCGGGATTAAAATCCAACGTCCTTTATCAGTGTCTGAACACAGTTCAATTACATCACTAGCAACTGGTTATGAGCCTGTCAGCCTTGCTGTCAATGATACTATGGAACCGGCGATTTATAGCTGGGCAGATTTTGCTGCTCCAATCGTCATCACTAAGAAAGAAGAACTTGAAAATAAGTCTGAAAAGGCCATTGTCAAGATCGTAGAAGCCCGTATGCGTAATGTAATGGGTATGCTCCGAAGGGAGATTAACAAGCAGATCCTTGCAGGAAACAGCACAGTACTTGGGACCTTGAATTCACTAAACGGAATTCCGGCAGCAGCTACAGGTGGTTTCTTCGAAGAAGGCGCAGCCACACCTGCTGGACAAACCAACACCGTTGGTGGACTTCAGAAGTCAGTACTTGACGTTCAGGGTTGGTACAACCGACAGTTTGATGTCGGTGGTTCCTTCTCAGCAGACGGACTTCGTGGTATGCACCAACTGTGGACAGAGACCAATTCAAGAGCACCTATGGGTGAGATTGATGCAGTCCTTATGTCTGAGGCTGGATTCGCTAACTACAAACGTGCATTGTTTCAACAGGAACGATACATCGATGAGAAGGCCCTTGATGGTGGACGTATGGCATTGCTCTTTGGTGGAGCTCCTTGTGAGCAAGACCTTGCAATGCCTGATGCGACCGTTAATGGTGCTGGACTAGCTACCACAGCTTACTTCCTCAACTTTGATGGAATCAAGCTTTGCATGCATCCGGATGCTGACTTTGCAGTAAGTGACTTTGAGCATATCTCAGGAACTACAGCAAGAGCTGCTACACTATACTGGAAGGGTCAGCTTATTGCTGATCATCTCGGTTCACAAGGCGTCCTTTGGGACGGGGAGGTATTCTAATGTCACGTTCGGGATTACAATATTTGGAAAAGACTGGTATTAATGCAGTCACGGGAGCCAGCGAAGACAATGCTTCAGCTGTTGACAGAACTGAAACACGCAGACTAACATCAGGTGGGGTCATCGCTAAAGGCGATGTCGTTGCTATTGATACTAGCGCTGCTGATTCAGCTCGTGTTCTTACAGTTACGCAAGCAGGTGCGGTTGGAACTGGAAATCCACTAGCAATTGGGGTCGCCACTGAGGCAGCCACAGCTGCTGGTCAGGATATCAATGTAGCCGTAAAAGGTTATGTTGAGGATGTCTCATGCAACGGTGGTGTGCTCATTGGAGCCGCGCTTGTGGCTGGACATGCTGCCGGTGAGGTAGATACTAAGGTAGGGGCTGATACAAGTTCTACTTTTGGTGTTGCCCTCGAAGCCGAGGCAGGCGGAACAGTTGATGTTTACCTAACTGGTAACTAAAACTAAACCACTGGGGGTGTAGACTTTGTGAATTGTTTACACCCCCTTTTTCATTAAGGAACAAAGATGAATTTAATAGAACTACGAAATAAGATCAAAAACATTACTGACTACAATCCTGA